TTGACGTGGTTGGTTTATTAGCGTTACTTTTTTGTTTAGCCATTACGATACCAGTTAAGCGTAATTAAATAAAATAGTCTACATACGTATAAATATGTAGACTATAAATTTATCATAGAAACTTTATTTTTTAGAGTATAGTGAACCTGGGTTATCTACATTTGGTTGGTGTACCATTGATGAATTCCCATTTTTAGAATCTTCATACTGTTTATTTTCACGTTCAATAGCATCAACAGCTTGTTTAATATAAAAATGTCTAAGATGAACTGGCATTGAATAAACATCACTCCAAATGAATCCACTTTTTGTATAATAACATAGGTCAAATATTTCCCTATGTACTATTATCTTATACTCAGACGTTAGGCCAAAAAAAGGAGACATCCATCGGGATGTCCAACTCCTTCACGTCACCAGTTTCTTCAGATACAAAGGTGAATGTCATATCTAAGTCTGGAGATATTTGTTTGATATATGTTCTTAATGCACGTGAATCTACTGCAAAAAGTTCATTATCCACAAATTCATTAACTACCGCTCTACCGTATTCACCATCGATAGAAGTTATAATATGTTTGAGCCTTGTTGTCAATTCCTTATCTACACCAGTCTTAATAAGTTTTTTGTTCATCGATTTTAATTCGTGTTGAATCTGAGTTTCCATGCCATGAGTCATTAACTTAAAAGTTACTTTTCTTTTTGAGTTTGGAAGCTCAAAATCAAATTCATTCTTACGTTTCTCAAACAAGCTATAATCGACCTCCTTGTGCTCTATTTGAGATAAATCTATTGTTACTTTTTGTTTATTTCCTGGAGAAAATGGATCTTCTATTTCGACGGTGTAATCGTTACCATACCCTAATAGTCTAGCAGCAACCATTATTGCATTTTTATCGCCACTATAAATATCATCGTAGTTAACTGGGGTAACAATCAAGGACTCAAACAATTTATCTAACACAACACCTTGTTTAATAAGATTTTGTGATGTTAAAATATCTTCTTCTCTCGCTGTCATGTATTTCATTTCAATAAATCCATCAGCCAATGGATGTCCTTCTGGATATAACAATCCACGTGACGGGAGAGGCACTACTTCAGTTGGAAAATTAGACTTTTTTACTTCAGTCTGTTTATATTCGGAAAGGAGCCTACTTTTAATTTCGGCATCTGACATTTCTTCGTTTAGTTCATTTGGTAAATTGTAACCATTTGGTATTTTCGTCATAACTAATTCCTGTGAGATTTAAATAAAACACGGTACTCATATAAATATATGTGAGATATAAAAACATTATTATTTTTTTTGTTTGATATACCACTCGATTGTGGATTTTAGCCCATCATCAAATGATGTTTTTGGATACCAACCTAATTCTTTATGTATTTTTGATGAATCAATTGCATATCGCCTATCATGTCCTAATCTATCATTTACATGTTCTATTTTAACAGACCACTTATCCATGATAGATAAAATTTTTCTTACTAATTCCCCGTTAGACCATTCATTATCGGAACCTATATTATAGACTTCTCCGTTTTTACCTCGCTCATATACTGCCCAAACAGCACTACAATGGTCATCCACGTGTATCCAATCTCTAACATTGAGACCATCACCATATATTGGCAATGGTTTTCCGTTTAATGCATTTGAAATCATCAAAGGTATTAATTTTTCAGTAAACTGACGCGGCCCATAGTTGTTTGAGCATCTTGTTATTAGTGTTGGTACGCCATATGTATGGTAAAATGACCTAACAAAACCATCAGCAGCTGCTTTTGCAGCTGAGTATGGGGAATTTGGTGCTATTTGTGAGTCTTCTGTAAATTTATCGGTAGAGTCAAGTTCTAATGAACCATAAACTTCATCGGTTGAGACTTGTAGGAATTTTTTTAGCTTCAATTCCTTAGCAACAGTTAATAGTGACAATGTACCTATCACATTTGTGTCTAAAAAAGGTTTAAAATCTTCTATTGAACGATCTACGTGAGATTCAGCTGCAAAATTTATTATACCTTCTACGTTGTTTACTCTACAAATGTAATTTACATAGTCTGTATCTTCTATTTTGCCTGTATATGACCTGTAATTATCATTTCCAACGAATTCTTTAACATTATTTGGGTTAGCAGCGTATGTTTCTGCATCCAAATTTATTATTTTTACGTCAGATTGATTATTTTTCAATAACATGTGGATAAAGTTACTTCCTATGAACCCATATCCTCCTGTAACCAATATTGTTCGTTTGTTAGATTTCATAACAATAAAAACCCTATACTTAAAAATATTTCTACTAATAAGTATAGGGAATTTTATTAAAAAGTGTCTTCAAAACTAATAAATTGTTATAAATACAATAAAATTAGTATTGTAGAATTGCATAATCGTATGCTAATGTAAGAGAAATTTCAACAAATGCATCATTTGCCCAATCCATCTCACCAAAAGTAGTTGCAATTATGAAAGCTCCTTTTAACGTCCATTCTTCAACCTTGTCACCAACAGGACCAAGTAGGTGGAATGTTATATCTTTCTTATAAAAGTCAGAATAACCATCTCTACCCGTAACAGATTCGTGTGATAAACGAACCCATTCCATTACGGTTTGAGCACCCGATGGTACTACTGGATCATAAAGCTTAATGGTAATGTCCTGCCATTCTCCCTTTCCTTTTACTTTACGATATACGTTGATATGATCTAACTTGATTGGATTAAAGTTGATATTAGGACGACCAGCGCCTTTAACTAACCAAGAAGGAACACCTTCAATGTACATAATAAAGCGATTTTGAAGTTTTGGCTCGAAGGGGGTAAAAAATATCTCATTCGAGTTAAGTAGTTCAGCCATTTATGTCTCCAATAATAAAATATGCTTTTGTATAAATATGGTATTTTTTAAATTATAGGGGCAGAATAATATCTGCCCCTTGTATTTTATCCATTAGGGAGTGAAAGCAGCACCCGTTGATTGAACATTAAAGTCTAATATTATAAATTCAGCGGTTCTCGTTGGTTGTAAGAACAGTTGACCATATAATATGTTACGGTCTATAATGTCTGGTGTATTGTTTGTATCATCCATGATAACTCGGAATGAGAACAAACCTTGACGTTGTTGTATAGACTCTAAATACGGATTAACTATATTCAAGAATCTTGAACGTGTTTGTGAGGTATTTTGTTCAAATACCAAGTATCTTGTAGAAGTAGCAATAAATTTCTTAGCTGCAATAAGCAAACGACGAACATTTATTCTATCAAGAGCAGATGGACGACCTTGTAATGTCTTTTGTCCCCAAACAGCAACTCCAGTTGCAGGGAATGTTGCTATTGGGTTTATTCTGCCTTCATAAAGTACATCACGTTCAGACTGAGTTAGTCTTGATTTTACTTGAATAACTTCAGTCAAACCACCTCTGTTCAAGCCTGCTGGTGCGAACCATTCAGCTGCTACTCTATCGTTAAATGCAATTACTCCTGGCAATACCACAGATGGTGGAACCCATACTGGTTTGTTTCTATCAACATCCAATATCTTTACCCAAGGATAATATGTTGCAGCGTAATTGGTATCTAAAGTTTCAACTGTTGCAACAGCAGTTGCAATATTGTCATCTATACCGATAGAATCCATTACATAGAAAGCATCACCTCTTTCTTCACATATTTCCTTAGCATAGTTTGTTATAGGTGAATGTAAAGAATGCACAACTCCAGGAGTTACCAACATGTTTATATCGAATTCATCTGCATTTGATATTGTATCCAACGCCTTTTTATAAGCAATATATCCATCGGCAGATGTTGATGAAATATCGAATCCTTGAGTGTTAGTATTAAGCATGTGTGTGCCTACTTTCTTTTGAAGATTTGGTTTGTGTCCATCAAATCCACCTTGGAACGGCACCATGAATTTACGTGTGTCGGGTGATGTATTTGAAGTTAAATCAATATCTCCAGAATAAGGATTTGTTGATGTTGGGTAATTAGCAGCTATATTTTGTTGATAATCACCTAAGTAAAAGTCAACATTATTTGCAATTACTCTACGTGAGAGTGTTGGTAATGGTTTCAAGTAATTGAAATTATCACTTTCACCAAAATCATAGTCAAATCCATAATAAACTCGTCTATTATACAATCCATTTATTGTTTGGTTTTGAACGTATGTAGCTGCAGCTGGTTGTGTGAATCCTTCGGGTATTGGAGAATATAATGCTCTAAACCCAAATGGAACATATGTAGGTTGTACAGCTGCATTTGTAACCGCTTCAGTTACTTCAACTCTTATAAATTTAGACTTATTAGAATAATCACCGTTGATTATGACTTTACCTTCATCGGTAACTGTTACATAAGTGTCACCGATAACACGAGAAATGAATCTAGGTGAATTTGGATCTAAGTTACATCTAAATTGTTCAGCCATACGTGGACGTAAATCATCATCATCATAATTGAATGGTGTTTGTGGCAATTTTGATTGATCAACATATCGTATTATCACATCAAATTCACCATATTCAGAACCAGCTATTGTTCCAGCAGGTCTTACATTTGCAATACCAATCTTTAACTGATAATTAGCATGGATACCATGTGATAACGTATGGAATTTAAACAAATCAGTTACAACACCACCAACTTTTTGTGAAGTAATCCAAGGAGTTGATGCTACTTGGTAATCATC